GCATGATGGTGGATGGATGGACTGGTTGAAGAGAAAGTTTGGTAAAGAACCTCATAACGTAGTGGTGGTATGCAAAACATATACACATGCTAATGATTAAAAGTATGAATAGAGAATTTAAATTTAAAGACAAAAATGGCTCACTGATCAAATCTCTGGTGATTGGAAAGACAAAGATACCATTCGCAACAGCTAAATTTATCATTGTAGCAACGATTGTAGTATTTCTTATCGGAACACTTCCAATCTCTTGCACACGACCAGATGAGGCTACAGAACTGCTTAAAAAACAAGGATATACTGATATCCACATCACAGGATGGCGACCAATGATGGCGGGTAAAGATGAATCTATTTCGACTGGATTTGAGGCAACATCGCCAAATGGTCAGCAAATAAGCGGAGCAGTGACAAGTGGATTTTTATTCAAAGGTCAAACTATTAGATTTGATTAATCACTAAGAAATATATAAAATAAAACGAGTATGGTGAAATTGCTAAACACTTTCGACTTAAAATCGAACGCCGAGAGGCTTGCGGGTTGGAGTCCCGCTATTCGTACCATTTCAAATAAATAAATAATGAAAGAGCTAAAAGAAAAAATTGAAGCAGAGGTTGAAGAAGACTTTGAACAGTATCTGTTTAAAAAGTATCCAAGTCTTTTTTATACAGGAGAAAATGGCGAGCTATTACCAGAAACGCAACGGTGCCACAGTGATTGCCCAAAAGGTTGGGAACCCATTGTAGACAACTTGTGTGGAGCAATTGTGGATTACACAAAGAACACATCTCGTTGCATTCTTAATCCAAATAAAAAAATCATGCGTTTTCTAAACAATAGCTGGTTTGTAATCAAGAGGAAGGTGGATAGAAAGTTTTCAACGAAAGTTCGACGAGTTACACATAAGATTAGTCAGTTTTTTTATGGGCAAGAGCTTTACATTTCTCAAAATCCGCCTGATGTTAAAGTTACACAATTTAAAGAAAAGTTTGGCACTTTAAGATTCTATGCTGATGGTGGAGATGATTGTGTGGATGGTATGATTCGTTTTGCTGAATATCTCTCTTCAAAGACATGTCAGTATACTGGTGAAGCAGGAGACATGTTTAAGAAAGGCAGGTGGTGTGCAACGCTATCACCGCCAAAAGCAGAAGAACTTGGATTTGTAAAGCAACCATTCAATAACGGGAATCTCATTAAAAACTAGAATATATTCAGCACATGCAAATCAATACACAAGAAACAAAATTCACTAAATGTTCATCGATTGAAATTCCAGATGCTTTCTTCAATCGCATGGTGACTGGTTGCAATGAGATTGACATGATGTTTGGAACAGAACACCTTAAAGGGCTTATACGAGGTAGTGCTATAACTATTTGTGCTCCAGGAGGAACTGGAAAATCCACGATTTTATTACAAATTGCACAAATGCTTACCACTCAAGGTAAGCAAGTGGCGGTCGCATCCGGTGAAGAATCTCATATTCAGATTGCATATGCTTGCAAGCGTTTGGGGGTTGTTGATGTTGACGTGGCTCATATCAAGGATGTGGAGGAAATTGCTGCTGCCATGCATTCTTATGATATGATGGTGGTAGATAGCTTTCAAGCTCTTCGTTCCAACAAGAACATGAAGAAACGTGAGTTCTATCAATATGCGCAAGATTTACTTCTTTCCACTGCTAAAGAGACTGGTTGCGTATTGGTATTCGTTCTCCATGTTACTACTCAAGGTCTTCCCAAAGGTGGTACTGACATCATCCATGCTGTTGATGTGAACATAAAAATCACGGTTGATTCCGAAGATAATTCCATGCGTATTATTCATGTATATAAAAATCGTTTTGGAGAAACTAAAAATCACATGGCACTTATGACTCCAAGAGGATTTGACTTCAAAGGTGTTCATGTCCCTCCCGTGGAAGAAGTAAAGGAAAAACAATCCAAAGTTCCTGCCGATGAAAAGCGTAAAGAAGAGATTCTTGCTATGAATGAACCTCCTCATTTGACATTGGATCGCATCTGTGATAGGTTGGGGATATCGGGGCAAATCGCTGGTAAAATCATGCGTGAGATGGTTGAAGAGGGTAAGCTTCAGAAGTTCGGTCGCGGTGTGAATGCTGTGTGGAAGATCGCTCAAGAGTGTCAGAAATTACATAAAGAATTAACGAAATGAAAAAAATATTGACAACTATTACTCTTGTGTTACTATACGCAACAGGAATTTACATCCTTTACAAATTACTTAAAAAATAATGAAACACTATACATTCCCAAAAATTAAACAATATCATCAAGTTCTCCGTGATATTAAATTACAAATTTCCTATATTGGAGAAGATGAAAACGATGAAGCGATTTATAAAGAACCTGATACGTGGCCTATTATTAAATTCACAGGAAGAATCAAGTTGCATGGTACCAACGCTGCCATTGTCTTTAGTCCAGATGGTTCATTCTATTGTCAATCAAGGGAGAATATTATTAATGAGATTCAGGATAATGCTGGTTTTGCTCATTGGGTGAACAAAGAAGGGAAACACGTTTTTAGTTCTTTAGGTGTTGATTTTAATGGGGCGAAACATATTATTCTTTTTGGAGAATGGTGTGGTGGCTCTATTCAAAAAGGTGTCGCTTTGAATCAATTAGAAAAAAGATTTGTTGTCTTTGGTATGAAGGCTATTTTTGAAGATGGAACAACCCAATGGTTGGATTTTTCTGGAATTCGTAACCATTCCATAAATGTATATAATATTGATGATTATCGTAAATACGAAATTGATATTGATTTGAATCGTCCTGATAAGGCTATTGAGCAAATGACACAATGGACAACTGAAATTGGAAATGAATGTCCATTTGCTAAAGAGTTTGGAGTATCAGGCGTGGGGGAAGGATTGGTTTGGCGGATTGATGGTGTGCATGGGTATTCAACATCATTTAAAACCAAAGATGAAAAACATACTATTTCTAAAATTAAAAAGCTTCCCACGGTTGATGTTCAAAAATTAGACTCAATCCAAGAAGCAGTCGATACACATTGCCATGAAGATAGATTACAACAAATTTACGATAAAGTTGTCGTAACGGAAGCTGATAAAATTCCTCAAAAAATTGGAGACTTCGTTCGATTGGTGATTGAAGATTGTTGGGAAGAAGAAGGTGATTCTATCAGATCATCAGATATTACTAGAAAAGAATTTGGTGCTGTTTGTTCGAAAAAAATAGCTAAATGGTTTCAAATTAAAATCTCGCAATTATGAAATTACTAATCACTCGTCATGGACAATCAGAAGGAAACATTAACAAGTCAGTCTATTTTAAAATGCCTGATTGGTCTGTTCCTCTAACCGAAAAGGGTAAGGAACAAGCAAACCTAGTTGGTGTAGAAATTTATAATAATATTATTGATTCCAATGATTCCTATAAATGTCTATTAGTATATAGTTCATACACAAGGGCAAAACAAACAACAGAAATAATTGAAAAACAATTAACTCAACTTCGGCTTTGGATTCCTTATTCTCTTACAAAATTTGAAACACCTTTGATTCGCGAACGTGAATGGGGAAAACTCCGAGAAGAATTCGAAAAATATAAAACCATAGAAGAACGTAACCATCTGTTTGACTTCTATCGTCGTCCTGATGGTGGGGAATCATTCGCTGATTGCCATCAGAGAGCATTCATCTTTCTGAATTGGTTGAAGACCCAAGTGGCTGATACTGCTGTTATTGTATCCCATGGTGAATTTATCAAAACGATGCTGATGATCATTGACAATGTGAGTGTGGAAGACTTTGATAGAATTCCCAATGTTGAGAATTGTGAATTGATCACTCGAAATATTTAAAAACTAGAATATACTGAACACCTGACAACGAGTTAAAATGGTAACAAAATTAGAACAACAATACGATGCGGGAGAAAATCTATCTTCCATTCAAAAGATTGATGAAAATCTTTCTATTCTTAGTGAATCTTGGCAAGATGCTAGTGAGGATAAAAAAAATAAATGGATGAAAATGATTAACGAACAACTTGATCAACGCTTGACATTGATGAGCATTCGTGATAACATGGCTTAAACAAAACAACACAACAAAATAAAATGAATAAAAATAGTAAACAAGCTCGCAAAGCGGGATTCGCCAGCAAAAAAGACCAAAATAACAATGGCACAAAAATCTTCAAAGGAAGCTGCTGTGACACTAGCTGGAACGCTCCAGCCAGTAAACATCGAAGCCGCAAAGTTTACAAGAACGCCCAGTAAAAATTTTTCGCTTCGGCAGTATCAATACATGACCAGCAACTCCCTCTACTATTAACTTAGCACGGAGACTGGTGGGATCGAGAAATGGAGCCTTTGGGTGCGCAGATAAAGTCAGCAATGACAGGTATAAATTCCATCATCCCTAAACTCGGATATTGAAAAGGTAGCGTACGAACCGTTCCGAAGCGGAATTAATTTTAAACAATAAAACATGGAAAAAATCCAAACATAC